GCCACCCGTCGCGGTGACGCTGCCCTGGATATGGCAGGTCGTGCCGTCGCTGGCGTACACGCGGAAGTGACCGGCGGTGCCAGCGGCATCAGCCGAGGCGTCCTGCCACGTTCCAGACTTCGCCTTGCTTCCCGAAGCAGCGGCTGCGAGCCAATCGGAGGGAAGGCTGAGGGTCGCAAGGACGGTGCCGCTGTCGGCGGTGCCGCAGTTGGCCGGGGCGGCGCCCGACCTGATCTTGAGTACCGCAGAAACTCCCACCGCTGTCTCGATCGCGTCGAGCGCGGCGTTGCGGGCCGATGTGGAGAATTGGAAAGCCATCGTTAGGCCTCCTGCCATCCCCCGGCGCGGAAGTTCTCAACCTCGTCGGGGTGAACGTCTGCGCTGTGCGGCGCTGGGAACGCGCTCGCATCGCGTACCATGCGAACGAGCCTCGGTGCCGTCGCTGCGGCGGGTGCTTGTTCTGCTTTCGCTTTAGCTTTCGCCATCGCGTCTCTCCTGAAAGGGAAGGGGCCGAGGGAAGGGGATTGAACCCCCGGCCCCTAGGTCGTTAGCCGAGCAGCGTGGCGACCAGATCCGACTTCCAGACCTTGGCGGCGTAGAAGCACCGGGCCTCGAGCATCGCCTTCTGGTAGCCGGCATAAAGCGCCAGCTGGATCGTCACGCCGGTAAGCGGATCGGTCACGTCCATCACGTCGACCGCGGCTTCCGCAGGCGGCAGCGCGGGCGGGCGGATCGCCAGCTCGATCGATGACTTGTGGAGCGCGACGTTCGGCGCGTAGTTGTTGCCAACGCTTACCGCGTCATTGTCCGCACCAGCAGCGCGCAGGCCCGGCGAGCCGATCGTGAACGACCCGCTCGAAAGCGCGCCGGTGACGACGTACTTGACCGAGTTGATCGTCACGACATCGCCCGCAACGATGGTGCCCGTGCCGGTGTCGACCGCAATGCTGGTCGCACCCGCCGAATGAGCGCCGTTGAGCTGGTAGCTCGCGCCGGTGCCCTTCGTGTGGGTCGCAACCTGGGCCGACTCCTTGAGCATGAAGCCCATGAGGTTCGACAGCGTGCCCTGGCGAAGCATCGACTGCTCGCCGGACTCGTTGACCTTCTGAAGCTGGGTCAGCGAGCGCAGATTGGCGCCAGCGGTCGTGTCCATGACGAGCGACCACTGGCCGTCGTCCATCGGGGCACCGTTGTCGGCGAGGATCTTGCGAACCTGCGGCAGCGCGGAGATGTCGGACGCGAACGGGGTCGTGCCGGCCGTGCCGTAAGCGCGCGAACCGCCCTGCTTCGCCTTGGTGGCGACGGCAAGCTCGATCTTGTTCATCAGTGCGCGAATGGCCTGGCTGACCTGATCCTGACGCACGGCCTCGAAGCCCGCACCGTTGTTCAGGTGCTTCACGTCCTCACCGGTCCACGGAATCTGGACGTTGGCGAAGCTGTCGAGCGTCATGCTGAGGTTATCGACGGTCTGGTCGGTGCCCTCGGGGATGGTCATGCTCGGTGAATAGGAAGTGCCGACGGTGACGGCGCGGGTCGCGAACGAGCGAACCGTGTCGTTGTACGCGGCGCGCTCGGCGCCGGCGTTGATCGTGACCGACGGGATGAAGCCGCACAGCTCGCGCATCACGCGGTCGTGACGCACGAAGATGTCGGCGGCGAGATTCGAAAGGGAGTTCGACATTGCGGGTCAGCTCCGAATGCATGTTGAAGGGGATCAACCGCAGTCGGCGCAGCCGATGGTCGCGGGTCCGGCGCAACCGGAGGCGAAAGCAGGCGCAGCCTTGCGTTCGCGTTTGGGGTGGGCAGGGAATAGACCCACCCCGCTAAGACTATATTTCAGAAGTAGCGCGTCACTTAGGTTTGCGCGGAACCTGTTGGATTCCCGAGCGTATTTATGGTCGGGCAGGCGCTGGAATGCGAGTGAAGGCGTCTGTCGTGTAGAATTGAGCCCCGGCCTGTAGGCCTCCGCTGCCAGCACTCCCCCCGCTCCAGCGAGCAGGCACGAAAGCCGGGGCTATCTCTTAGGCCGCTGCGTCGACGACCTTGCCGCCTTCCTTGCCGAACGCGACCTTATCGCCTGGAGGAAGCGCATCGAACTCGGTGCGCGTCATGGTCTTGACGCTGCCCTTGTTGTCGTTGCTTCCGCCAGCACCCCCGCCGCTGTTGACCGGAGCGGCCTTGAATGCCTTGCCCTCTTCGCCCTCGAGGAACGACTTCACATAGTCGCGGGCGGGCTTTTCGCCGATCAGCACGGCATACTTGCCATCGACGAGATCGGCCTTGGCCTCGCGCGCCAGAAGGGCCTTCAATGCCGGAACGTAGGCCGGAAGCACATTGCCCTCCGCGATCGCGCCGTTCAGTTCCGCCTCCAGAGCATAGGTGCGGGCGGCGCCCTGCTCGGTCTCCAGGGATTTCACCGCATTGTCGCGCTCCTTGGTGAGCGTCTTGACAGAGCCTTCCAGCTCCTTCGCGCGGGCTTCGGCCTTGTCGGCGCGATCCTCGGCCGCCTGAAGATCCTCGGGCTTGATCTCGGCCCCGCGCTTGAGCTTGCGGTTCTCGCCGATCAGCTCCTCGTTCTTCTTCTCGAGCTTGTCGATCGACTCCTGCACCTTGCCGACCGCTTCCGCGATGGCCTTGTCTACTTCTTCCTTAGTGAATGTCTTGTCGTCTGCCATGATGTTCTCTCCTTGGGTTAGGCTGGTTCGCCGAAGTTCGTGCTCACGGTGTCGCCATCGTGAACTGTGCGATCCTCTGGTTCGATGATGTGAAACTCGGCCTTGATCCGCTGGCCGGGGCGAAGTTCGAGAGTCCGGATCGTAATAGACCCGCTAATCTGCGAACTCTCTCGGCCGCACACGATGATCTGAGGGGTTACATGCGCGGTGGCCTCAGAGCCGTGCCGCGACAGCACTAGGTTCGTGACGACCATTTCGGCCTGAATTGTCTGCATTGCTCTCTCCTATCGCCGCAGTTCTTCAAGGGTGAGCTCGCGGCCTGTCCCGCTCACCAAGTCCCTGACCGTGATCTTGCCCTCCATGAACAGCCGCGCCCGTTCCTTCCCAAGCACCCGCTCGATGAAGGACGGCGACTGCCGCTTGAGGAAATCCTGAAACGTCGTGGCCCCGTGAACCGGGCCTTCCGCCGAGGCGCGCATTCCCTCGTCGGTCGGTTCTGGAATGTCGATGCCGAGGTCGCGGAAGCTCTTGGGGATGGGCGACAGCACGCATCGGTCGTTCCAGTGGATCGGCGGTGCCTGGAACTCGACCTTGGTGCCCTTCAGCTTGTTTCCGTCTAGGTCCCACGCTTGACCGTCGAGCGCGGCACAGCGCGGGCATACATGGCCGTCGAGCGTTGCGAGCCAGCGGACTCCTGCGATGAGTCGGCTGTTTTTCCGATACGTCGCAAGTCGAGCGTCGTTCGCGGCTGACATGACGGACGAATGAACCAGAGCGCGAGCATTACGTTTAGCGGCATCGAGAATGCCAGGCTCACCAGCACGACCAACAATACGTCCGACAATCCGCTCATTCGTCTCTCCATTGATGACGCCCTGCCGCACCTGAGCAGCGAACTTGAACGCCGTGTCCTCGGCCTGCTTGTCCCACCATGCCTTTGACGGTGCTCCATCAATGAGCACGTTCTTCGACAGCGAGGCGAGCGTTTCGGCAGTGACCGCACGAGCCGCGCCGATGGTCTGCAATGCCTCAAGGGTATGCTCGGAGACGAGCACGACCAGCCCGTGCGTGTCGACTATGGTTGACACGGTGGCGTAGCGCGCGTTGATCGCGGCTTCCGCTTCCCGCACCAGTTCTTCGATCTCACGCTTGCCCGCGTCGGAGAGCGTCTGCGATTGCAGCAGCATCTTCAAGTCGCGTTCGAGTTCGCGCAGGATCGCCTCGGCCTCGGCTTCCTCGTGTCCCGACAGGCGCTGCAGTTCGAGCGCGAGCCGGAGAATGGCGTCCTGAAGCTCGATCTCGCTCATGGCCGCGCCTTTGTGCGATGCCAAAGCTCGCCGAGGATCAACGCGGCCCACGGAAGGGCGGATAAGACGAGAACAGCAATAGCCGGATCGGTGCTCACGACAGCGCGTCCCGCTCGATCTTGCGGCTCGCCAGTTCCAGCAAGCCAATCCCTTCCGCCAGTGTCACATGCCCGAACGGCGTGTAGGTCACGCCTCCGTCCACCACGGCAACGAGAATGGCTTGGCCGATGCTGATCTGACCCGCCTCGATCTGCTCACCCAAGGCGATGAACGACGCGGCCATGAGCTGATCGTCGAGCGGAGCCGTCTGCTCGCCGTTGCTGGCAATGAGGCGAAGGTTCGCGCTCACGCCGCCAGCCTCATCGGTTCAACCTCGCGGGCATGGCGGGGAATGCGCCAACCGAAGCCGTAATGAGTGATGATCGGTACGCCGCGCAGGCGCACGAGATGCAGGAATTTGTCGACGATCTTCGATGCCGTTTCAGGCTCAAAGTCGGGATTGGGCCACAGGGCTTCAATGATGTCGTCTCTACTCAGGCAGCGGTCGGGATGACTCACGAGCAGCAGCGCAAGAAGCTCCGTCTCACGCGGGCATAGCTGAGCCGTCCGCCCGTCGATCGTGCATTCGCG